TACGGTCCTTGGTATCGTGCCCCTACATTTACATTTAACGGTGGAACCAATATGGCCTACAACCCAGAGTTTGGTCCTTACAATAACATAGCCGCACAGGGTTGGACCATCAGTCCAGCATTAGGTGCTTGTCAAGGTGCATGGGGTGGATCAAATCCCTGTATCGCCAACAGTTCAGGAACACCTGGTACAAGTACAACAGGCTTAGTTGCTAACCAAAACGGTGGAGGCCCCGACACCAACGGTGGTACGACTAGCGGTACTGCTGGCGGCTATAACTCAACAATGACTACATCAAGTCCTACAGGTGCTCCTGCAACTCCAACTCCTAGTTATCAAAATATTAGCACCTCTAGTACCAACGTTTATATTACCAACATCTATCCAACTAGTCTTAATAGTCCTGCAGGTGAAGGCGCAGAAAATGCCTTTGACGGTAACCCTAATACCAAGTACCTTAACTTTGACAAATACAATGCCGGGGTTACTATCAAATTAAGTTCTGGTAGAGTTGTCAAGGGTTTTACATTAACAACTGCTAACGATTTTCCTGGCAGAGACCCAACTAGTTACAAACTCTACGGCAGTAACAATGGTACTACTTGGACATTGCTCAGTGAAGGTGCTCTTAATTTAAGTAATGATCGATTTACTACCAGTTCTGAAATAACTGTAGCCAATACCAATGCCTATGTCTATTACTACATCTTCTTTCCTACTACCAAGGCAGGAGATGGCTGTGGACAAGATTGTAATTCAATGCAGATTGGAGAGATTACATTTATCTATGATGCTAATAACCCAACAACATCCTCGGACGCAGGCAGCGGAAGTGTATCTAACCCCGGCAGTTTTTGCTGTGGTGGAACTAATGCACCGTTTAACGCTAACACACAATTTACTAATAGAGTGACAGCATTCAGTATCAGACCTTTACAAGATACTGTGGTCATTATAACACAGATAGGCAACAATAACTCTGCTACCGTACAGCAAAGCGGAACTCGTCACAACTATAGCGAAATCTATGTCAGTGGCAATAATAATACTACTAATACTACTCAAACTAGTACCAATATTTCTGCCACAAACTACATTGAACTTGATGTTATAGGAAGTTCTAATACTGTAAATCTAACACAACAAAGTACAGGTGGTACCAAAGGAATATTAGCCACGGTTAATGATTCTAATAATTCACTGACTGTAAATCAATCTGGTTCTGGTAATCACTATGCTGAAATTTCAGTTGGTGGTGGATCAAAGACTGTAAATCTCACACAGAGTGGTAGTGCTGCGCATATGGCTAACATTTCGATCACAGGTGGAGCGACTGCGATCACTGCTACTCAGAGTGGTAGCACACAACAATATTATTCTATTACTCATAACTGCGCCCAAGTATCTTGTTCTGCGATTACGGTAACTCAAGGTCAATAAATATATAAGTGAAATTATTAATATCAATCCTTTTTCTAATCCCAATATACAGTTGGGCTCAGGAGCCTGTTGTAGTCGAAAAAAAGATAGTGTGTAATTGGGTCAGTGTAATCTTAGAAACACTAAAAGAAACATACAAAGAAGAACCTGTTTGGGTCGGAATTGATAAAGATCGCAGCAGATACAGTCTTTTTGTTAATCCTAAAAATGGACAATTTACGTTAGTACAATTCAACAATGAAATAGCCTGCATACTAGGTGCAGGAGAATCTAGTTTTAATTTACCCACAAAGCCAACTCTTTAACCGGGCTTTTTCCGGTAAATAGTTGATGTTAAAAAAAATCCTCTTAAGTCCTTGGACTGCACTAATAACACTAATTTTAGTTGTAGGTATACGAGCAGTAGATCCTACTTTTATAGAATCAGTTAGACTGCGTTATTTTGATACACTAATAACAAATAAAGCACCTACTGAAAATAATATCATCACAGTAAACATAGACGAAAATGCCTTAGACAAATATGGTCAATGGCCTTTTAATCGAGATATCTATGCGCAACTAATCGAAGACCTACACAAGCGCAATGCTGGACTAGTTGTATTCAATGTGCTGATGCCAGAAAAGGATAGACAAGGCGGAGATAGTTCTTTAGCCGCTACCTTAAACAAATATCCTGTGATATTACCCAACATGCCTGCGGATCGTATGAAGAACATACCTCGAAAACCAGGTACGGCTATTATGGGTCCTGAGTTTCAGGAAATGATTATTCAATATCCAGGCATCATAGCCAATATACCCGATTTAGAAAAACGTGCCGCAGGAGTAGGTATAGTTAACACACTGCCGGAAATAGATGGTGTCAATCGCAGAATGCCATTGATAGTATCTGTAGATGGTAATGTTTATCCTAGCCTTGCTATGGAAGTTCTTAGAGTGGCAGCAGGCGACTCAACCACACAGATTAAACTATTTGAAGGTGGCGTAGAAAAAATGCGCATACCTAAGTTTGGTCCTATTGCTACTGATCCTCTAGGTCGTGTGTGGATTGATTGGAGTCAAAAATCTAAAAGTATATCAATGACTGAACTTCCTAAAGATCTTGGAGGTGCTGTTGTTATTGTAGGTGTTGCTGCGGCAGGAATAGGAAACCCTGTGCCTTCTGCTATAGGATCAGTATGGCCTCACGAAGTACAGGCTGCTGTAATAGGTACGATGTTTAACAATGTGGTAATACAACGCCCTGACTATGCCGACGGTGTTGAGATACTGGCTTTGGCCCTAGCAGGCATAGTATTATTATTTTTAACGAGGTGGACCTATGTTGGAATTATCAGTGGTGTTGTTATTATTGGTTCTGTCATTCCTATTTCTCAATACCTGTATTCATCTAATCTTTGGCTCTTTGACGGCACTGCGTTGGTTGCTGGGCTTGTTATTGTCATGCTTCATGCTTATGGCGTTAAATTCATAAGCGAGTTCTTACAGAAGCAGGCCATAAAGAAACAGTTTGCTGGCTATTGCTCTAAAGAAGTTGTAGAGATGTTACAGAAAGATCCAGACTTAATCAAACGTGGTGTGCGTAAAGATGTATCAGTTATGTTCTCTGACTTACGTGGCTTTACACCTATCGGTGAACACTACGGTGATGACGTAGGTGGACTTGGCAAGTATATGAATGGTTATATGGATGCTATCAGCAAACCTATTATGGACAACAAGGGTATGGTCATCAAGTATGTAGGTGATGCGTCAATGCACATACATGGTGCTCCTATTGATGATCCTAACCATGCTCGCACTATTGTTCAAGTAGGACTTGAAATGTTAGACGCTGTTGACGAGTATACTAAACTAATGGAAGCACAGGGATTACCTCCAGCCGCTATGGGTTGGGGCTGTAACACAGGTATTGGTTTTATTGGCGAGATGGGATCAACAGACCGTCACAGTTACGACATATTAGGCGACATGGTTTCGACCGCCGCACGTTTAGAAGCACGTTGTAAGGCCTATGGGGTGTTGGCTATTATTGGTGCTGAAACCTACAACAGAACCAAAGACGACTTCTTCTATCTAATGCTAGACAACTTACAACCTAAAGGCAAGACTGTGGCAGATTTAATTTACACAGTAATACGTCCACGTGGTGAGGACTACACTAGAGATAAGATAGCACACGAAGTAATGCACGACTTGTATCGTCAGAAAAAGTTTGACGAAGCCGCTGCTATGTGTAAAAAACTAAAGGGTAACTTTGGGGGTCAAATGGACAAGTACTACAAGATTTGGATTGAACGCTGTGAATTCATGAAACAGCAGGATCTAGGACCTAACTGGAACGGCGAGTTCATCGCACACGAAAAGTGATATACACACCCATAGATTGGTGGTTTGACTATACTGTATGGTTGATGCTACAATATAAATTTATGGCCCCGGCAAAAATGATCAGTGCCAACGACGACATGGAACAGTTTTTAAAATGTTTCAGTTTAAACGGAATAAAACAATTTAGTATCTGTAGATGATTCACCGTTTTATAATATTTGCTGTACTTACAGCACTAAGCCCTTTTGTCTTAGCCAACAAGATAACAGCACAATCATGGTTAGTGTCTGATCAAGAAGGCAAAATTATTGCTTCAGAAAATATCAAAGAGATACGAAGCATAGCCAGTATAACCAAAATTATTTCCTCAATGGTAGTACTTGATGCTAATCAAGATCTAGACGAATTTATTAAACCATACACTCGTAGAGAACTCATTCAATTATCTATGGTAAGGTCAGACAATCGTGCTGCAGAAATATTGTGTAGACATTATCCGGGAGGCTATAACGAATGTATAAAGGCTATGAATCTCAAAGCACAGAGTCTTGGATTAAAAGACACCAAGTTTGTTGATGCTACTGGGTTGGGAGTAGAAAATAAAAGTACCGCAGAAGAGTTAATAAAGATTGTCATAGAAGCCAGCAAGTATTCAGAATTAGTCCACGCCAGTAAAATGTCATCTGTAAGAATAGAATTAAAAAAGCGTTATCTTGTATTTCCTAACACAAATCCTATAATAGGAAAAAGACACGATTTTATTATCAGCAAGACAGGTTGGATACGTGCATCTGGCGGTTGTATTGTAATGATGTTAGATACTGATATTGGAAGAAGGATAGTGGTAGTTTTAGGATCAAAAAACACACATACACGTATTCCAGAAGCAGAATTTATAGCACAGATTAAAGATTAACCCTCACCAGAGGCCGCAGTCTTTTTATCTTCTTTTTCTTGATCATCTAGATCATCTTTGCGAGAAAAAGGTTTAGGATCTTCTTTTTTAACAGCATGTGATACTGCTTCGTTAAATTTCTGAGAGGCTTCGCTTTCTACCTTAACTTGCTCCATGACTCGATCACTTTCAATGATCTTACCACGTAGATGCAGTACAGTGTTTACTTTTTGATTTAAACGAATTAAGTCATTGTCTAGCATACGGATACGATCTATCAATGCCACTAGTGTAGTATTGGCTTCGCCTATCACTGGCTTAACTTCTTTGGTGGCCCATTCCCATACATATTTGATAATCCATCCCATTCCAACTGCCATAACAATTGGAAAACCATATTTGTTTACTAGTTCTACGACATCCATTTATTTCTCCTTCCAGATACCCCAGGGGTCCCAGATTTTCTTTTCTTGAACTTTAGGTTCATAAAAATACCAAATTGCCACCGACACCAATACTAAAACCTCTAGCATATAGAATACTAGAAATGCTTCGAAAAGCATAGTTCGCTCCTATTTTTTAAAGAAAGAAGAACCGCTACTTCTTTCTAATTTTTCTACTTTTTCTAATAACTCTTGATTTAACTTAACCCATATTTTTCCATTGGACTTCATTTCTTCCAAAGTTAAAAACATCCACAACGCAATAAGCAACGAAACGGCAGCAAATGCATAAATGACTAGAAGCATCCATGTTTCTACAAACATAACCCGATCACCAATCCGATAACAATTCCAAAAAAGAAAGATCTAAATAGATCACTGTCATGCCATATAGGTTGCTTCTTTAAATACTCTTGCATCTGGGGACTAAGACTGTCCCACCAAGCCTGATATTTGCTCACTTTCTGTCGCTCCTTTGATAATGAATTTTTCTACATCATCTACTTTAACCAACATCTGACGGCCGTTGACATTTACAAATTTAAAATAGTCGCCTGCCTTCCAACCTAGTTTATCAGAATTAAATTCTTCGTCTAGGATAATTCCTCTAGAACTACAATCCCAACTATAATCTACATATAACATTAATCTCTTCTCGCATCATTTTTACCGTCTGCTCGTGCAATGCGATCTACATCTGGGCGCAAACCAAGAGCATTAGAAACGATAGTATCAATACGGACAACATCGTGATTCATAGTTTTTACCCTATTGTCCAAGGCTACAATTATACCTTTCATACCATTAATGCTGCCCAAAACACCCTGCAACAACAATCTAATGGTTAGGTAGACGAAATATCCGCCCGCTAATGCAACAGCAATAGGAAAACCCAAGTCGCCTATTAATTTGAAAATTTCGTTCATTTTTCGCTCCTGTCCGAATATAACTGTATTTAACTTCTTGACAAGATTTGGATTAGGCTGTATAATATACACATATTATCTCAAAGTGTTTACTATGAAAATACAAATTGTATCCGACCTACATTTAGAATTCTGCGATATCAACATCAAAAATGTTGGGGATACCGATGTTTTGATTCTATCAGGGGATATTCTAGTTATTGAAAAATTGATTAAACCCGAAGCAGGAAAGCCCTATATTGACTTTTTAAAACGAGTTTGCTTTCAATTTCCGCATGTTATCTACGTTGCAGGAAATCACGAATTCTATAGTTCTGGTAAGTTCTTTCAGAGCGTGGAAGACCTACGTGCTATTTGCAGTCAATTTTCTAACTTGCATTTTCTAGAAAGAGATACTGTAACTATCGATGATGTGTTATTTGTAGGTGGAACACTTTGGACTGATTGTAATCGATACGATCCGTTGACTATGTTTCATCTAGAAAGCATGATGAACGATTATCGTGCTACTAGAAACGACAAGAATGGTTATATACCTATCAAACCTAAAGATACCTGCGAACGGCATATGTTAACTCGCGATTATATCATGCAGATTCTTGACATGAACAAGGATAAAAAATGTGTAGTAGTTACTCATCACACTCCTAGTTTTCAGAGTATGCATCCAATGTATGCCAATGACGGATTGATGAATGGCGGTTATCATTCAGAACTCAGTGAATACATTTTAGATAGGCCACAGATCAAACTGTGGACACATGGTCATACACATAATTCTTTTGATTACACAATTGGCGACACTAGAGTAGTGTGTAATCCACGAGGATATGAATCTAACAGTTGGAAAGAACAAACAGGATGGGATCCTGAGAAAGTAGTAGAGGTATGAAAAAGATTTACTATGAAAAACAAGGCCGTCGATATGTTCCTGTATCAGAATACGATAACGAACTACTAGACAGTTTTCCCAAAGGTAACCATCTTGTAATGTGCTATCCCGGCGGTGCTAGTCGTCGGTTTAATATCGACCCTGCGTATGCTCCGATGATCGCAGCCGGCCGTGTAGCAGAAGATGCTATCAGCAAAGCATTAATGGATGCCACAGAAATTCGACTGCCTAAAGAAATTCGAGAAGCACCAAAGCCTATGTCAGAAGAACAGAAAGCAGCCTGGGAGCATCTTGTTGAAGTGTTTGGTGAAAATGCCCGACGATTAGAGTGGTCTAGTATTCGAGAATGTGCCGAAGCAGGAGTCAAGGCTATGTCTGTAGAAGCAGACAAACTCATGCAAAACGAAAGTGTGAGAAAATCCTATGAACATTTTCAATTAATGTGCGAATTGGTAAAAGAAAATGAACAATACACTTTATAACGTTCCAATTAGTATTAACGAAAAATCGCAGAATACTATTCAATGCTATGCCGGCGGTGTTGAGATGTTGCGTGTAGCACAAGATGGATTCTATATTCGCGGTCAAAAAGTTCCTGTAGATGACAAAGAAGCAGAAACAGTGTATAATGCATTCAAACAGTTTTTAGTTTGGTCTGAAATGAATAGGCGATAATATGTCTTCAATACTAGAAGAAATCTTTAATAGACCGTTTGACTTTGAAGCCAAACCTATGCATCCTAATCACGGTCAGGCTGTGGAGATCTTGATTTTTCCCTGTTGTCATAATGACGACAACGAACCTATGACATTAATTGCTCCCAGTATCAAAGAAGGTCCGTGGATCGCAGGGGGTGCTGCTCTACGATGGTATCAAAATCAACCGGTATCTGAATCGGACATCGACATTTTCTGTGCCAGCGAAGAACAGGCTAACAGGCTTATCGAACACATTAAAAGTTATGGTAGATACAGTACAAAATATGAAAGCGACAATGCTATTACTCTTTCTTACTACTCTAAAGAACATAACAAAGAATGGACTTTACAAGTTATCAAACGGAGATACTTTCGAAGCCTAAAAGAAGTTATTGATAACTTTGATATTTCTGTGTGCCAAATTGGTACAGGAGGAAACGAATGGCTATTAGGCAATGACACTGCTCGTGATATTCGCGAGCGTAATCTTAGAATGTATATTCCCTTACAACCAGATGCTGCCAAAAGACTAGCCAAATATTGGACCTACGGATATCGACCTGTAAAGGGTCTACTATCTGCTGTTCAAACTAATCCTGTGGCTAAAAAAATGTTCCAATCTAATGAGGATTACGAAAATGCGTTCTGAACAAAGTTGGAGCCTGTTAGATCCTAGACCTGTATTGTTATATTTGCCCAAAGTAGACGAATACATTGTTTATTGGAATGGTATTGCTACTACGCATCTTATGGCTATGAATGCTGCTTTGGAATATTTTGGAATCTATCCCACTCCAGAAATGAAAACGGCTATGGAACAGAATTATAGCAAAATCTACTACTCAAACGGTTTTGATACCCGTGCATGGGATCTCAAAGTTTGTGACAGCCCAATCTATCCTTACACCAAAAGATTACTGAAAGATCATTGTACGAAGATCATAGATGAACAGGCTAAAGATATTTCAGAAGTTTTGGGCTGGTTCGATTACGACAAGGCTCGTGTACTTGACAGTTGACTCAAATGATGTTATAATAGTATAAACAAGAAAGGATGTATTGTGATTAGTCTAATGTTACTACTTGGTATTTTGTCAATTTTTGCTTCTGGTGTTTTGGCTCACATGTATGGGTCTAAAGGAGACACTAGAGATTTTTATATCAGCGCCATTGGTTTTGCCAGTGGAGTATTCATTATTATTTCTACGATTGCGGCACTATCATGATCACTTTAAAAGACTTTATGGAAACTGTGGATTATCGCATCACTGAAGGTAATGCCTACGGTTGGCAATGCTTTGGTCCAAATGCGTATTCTTTAGATTCCTGGAACGGCGATCAAGATGGGCACACTGTTAACATTATTTTTGATACTAAAGATCAAACAGTGTATCAAGCAATGGTCTATGACTATGCTCGGAATCGTGCTTACCGCATGACTAATCCTGATTTCAAAGAAGACTTTGACACAGAATGTCAAAATCGTGATATCCTAGATATGGCCTGGGAAGATGACGAAGGCAATCCTATCAAATATGTAGATTTAGAAGTAGAAGAAGATTTTATTGAAAAGGCTCGTTCTATTGTCAATGGGGAAGACTATGATACTCGAATACAAGTTCCTGTTGAGTTCACTGATGAAGAACTATTGACCTATATGAAAATGGCTCACGATCGTGATATGACTTTTAATGCTTTTGTTGAAATGACATTGAAGGCTGCGATTGATGAAATTAAAATTAGAAAAGAATTAGACGATATTCTACCTGAGTTTCCTGTAGATAAAATCAAAAAGAAAAAGAAGGGTAAAAAGTGAACGATAAACAGAAGTTTTTAGAAGATCTAAAAACTGGTGTTCGCTATGTAGTTATCAATGACTGTTATGGCGGATTCGGTCTTAGTGATAAAGCAAAGAGTGAATATAGGCGTCTAGCAGGAATCACAGATCCTGCATGGTACGATCGTGATGTATCTCGTGACGATCCCTATTTGGTCAAAATAGTTAAGGAGTTAGGTATGGCTGCTAACGGTGCCCACTCTAATCTTAAAATCGTAGAGATACCCGGCGATATAGAATGGCTGGTACAAGAATACGACGGTGCCGAATGGGTGGCGGAGGCACACCGAACATGGAGTTAATTAGATTTAGTTTTGGTAAAGATCGGTATCATCAACAACTTGATATGATCGAATGGTGTGAAAAGAATATTGGGACTGGTGGATATTACAGTTTTACTAGAAATCCAGAAACTGCTAAATGGTCTATTGAAAGTATGTTTGGCAACACGCATTTCTTTTTTAATGATCCCAAAGCCGCATTGTTGTTCAGTCTAACATGGCACTAGGATTAGAACGAGGGTTAAGGGTTGGTAGTGTGAACGAGATTTTGGCAACAAGATCTCGTGCCACCTTTTCTCATCGTATAAACTTTGACACTATAGGATATAAATCTCTAGATCTTATGAGGGAGTGGTGCAAAGATAATTGCACTGGTCTTTGGCGATTGGAGCATGTTCACGCACTGTATTTTCAATTTGAGAATGATCGTGACGCCACAATGTTTATGTTACGTTGGGGCGGCGCTGAAGGTAACAAATTAAAATGATGCCTTGGCAAAAGGAAGTATTAACTAAAATGACAAAATTTAAAGGCAGAGGCCTAACTCAGATTACAGGGCGCAATGTAGGCAAGAGTGCCTTTTCTGCTCAGGCTTTTCAACGACTGTGGGACGACCTTCATCGCAGGCCAATAGAAGACCTTAAACTCAGCGAAGGCACAGTCTATGGAAAACGATATTATTGTGTAGAACCTGTAGGCGGCAACTGGATGGATATGGAAGTATGGTGCATGGACACGTTCGGAGGTCCCGGAGATAAGATCTGGGGCGAGGAAAAAGCACCAGAACCTTCACGTCGCTGGTATATGAATAATCGCAAGTTTTGGTTTTATGATGAACTTGATAGAATGGTATTTGTATTAAAATGGCGTTAAGAACATTAAAGCGTAAAGTTATCATTAGGGAATATGACTTCCATAAGGTAAAAGCAGATGTTGTGTCTACAGGATTTACAACTCAGGTAGTTCTTTATGACAGAGTAGAATTCAAACCAATTAAACGTAACGATCTTGAAAAAGAAAATCTTTTAAGAGTTTTAAAACAACCAGAAAAATCTAATCCTTTTAAGCCAACAGAAATACCTGCACTATTTCTTTTCAATGTCAAAGATTATCTCTACAATGAAAAATACATAGAGTGGAATGCTGAATACGATGAGGATGGATACATCTGGGTTCAGGCTCGTAAAAATACTCCCAGAAGTAAATTGGGGTGGGGTGTGTTTGAAAAAGACTTTCATAGTAGGATATGAAGAATTTAGAAAAAGAAATCATAGAAGAACTTGGCACACAGATGCAAAGCGAAATTGATAAAGAAATACTTTGGGGTATGCTAGTAGGACTGGGCTGGACTCGAGTTCTACTGCCTCGTTTTAATAGTCGTGAACATTCTATTGACGTGCTTGAATGGGTTGAAACAAATTGCAAGAATCCCCACGAACGAAAAGGCAGCGAATTTATATTTGAAGATCCCGGCGACGCTGTGAATTTTATTTTAAAATGGAAATGAAATATAAAATCGTTGGTGATAGGATCGAAGAAATTCGTGAGGTCACTGTTCACGAATTTACAATGGGCGATGTAGAAGATCCAGATTTATATGCTTCTCAACCTTTGTATGAGTGGCAACAAAGCGAAGCCGGACAATGGGTTATGAAAAATGCCTACGAGCAACCAGTATGGCATCGTATGGCAGACCCTATGAATTATGGCTACAAATATTGCATTCGTGCTAAATTAATGGGACCAGCATTAACCGAATGGCTTTTGAGGTACGGTAAATGATTGACCCAGATCCAACTCCAACTATTATGAGGGCTCAACGGGCAGAAGAACATCTCAAGGTAGACGAACGGCTTATGTCATTATTAGATACCTATCATGTCATAGTATTGAAAGATGATGATTTTTCCGAAAAACTCACATGGTGTTTGGAACACTGTCAAAACAAGTTTCGTGATCTCAGTGACCCGAGTGGTCGTGCTTGGTATTTTCAAAATGAACAAGACGCCATGATGTTTTCGATGAGATGGGCATGACTAAAAAGATATTTTGGGTTACTACTGCTAATCGTAATATATTAGCAGGCCGATCTCAAGTAGGACCGAGAGGCTACGAAGTTGGCATCAACGAAACGGATATCGACCCAATTCAAGAGTGGTGTGAACAACACAACTGCGGCAAGCGTATTAGTTTTGATATGATTAAGTTTAAAAATAAGAAAGAAATTACTATGTTTCTTTTGAGATGGGGATAAATCATCTTGACATCTTAACTTTCAGATGTTAAAATACAGATATCTAATGAAGTAAAGGTTAGTTATCATGCCGGTTGAACGAAAGAAACTTACAGATAAGCAAGAACGTATTTTAGTGCAATCTCAATTAATGGGATTGACTCCTCGTGATATGCAACAGATCTCAAATCGTATGATTGCTCTGCAAAAAGAAGCAGAAGAAAAGGCTGACATTTCTAAAAGGACCGAAGGCTTCAGTTGGGAAAAGATCAATGAGCGTGATTGGAAGATCACTACACCAACTGGTTACTTGCTTGAAACTACTAAGGGCGTTCGAAATAAAAGTGGTTGGGATTATTACTGTTATGACTTTGATTTCAAAGTCACAAAACCAGGTACAAGATTTCGCCCACGATATCTTAAAAATAAGTCTGTTCGCGTGGCCTTAGATTGGAAGAAAAAACTCATGCCCGGCGAAAGCAAAGAACTATATGCTATTATTGTATGGGCTAGATTTAATAATTTTGATAAGGATTTTTTATGAAAATAGGTTTTAGTTTTGGTCGTTGCGTCCGCGATATCGTTAAAGGCGAGATATCCATTGATGACGTAGCATTCCTTATCACAGCCACATATATCACAGATGAAGAACATCTGCGCGGTGTCATTGATCACTATATGTATGAGCCCACTTATCTTTGGGGACTTGATACGGAAAAATGCTATGAGGTAGCACTACAACTGTGGAACACTAATCGTGTGATTCAACCTCGTGCCCAGGGTATGCAACGTCATGCTCAACCAGAAAGTTCTATCTGGGTGGATATCTTTCCTACTGATCTTAGCGGTAACGAAAGTGTCAAGAAAGCCTGGGACAGTTACAGGTTTATGCTACATATGATAGAGAATGTAGACACGGAGGCTACAGAAGTTTTTAAAGTTTAGGAGAGCGCAATGGTTAAAGAAGGATCGAGATGGTGGAGTATTAATGGAAAAGTATTCCATGTGATACAAAGAGTTGTGATTGAAGATAAAGTTTGGATACATTATATCTGCGAAAATAGTGATTATGAAACAGATAATAAAGAATTTAGTTGTTACGAAGAAAGTTTTTTAACTAGATTTACTCAGTTACCTAATGAACGCTGAAATCATACTATTATTAGCATTGTTTGGTGTTAAACATTTTATCTGTGATTTCGTATTACAATTTCCCTATATGATTTCTCAAAAGGGAATATACGGTGCAGAAGGCGGTATACATCATGCTACTATACACGGAATTTGGACTTGGCTTATTTTGTTACCCTTTTTAGGAACAATGGCTGTTTTTCCTGCACTGTTTGATATGGCTGTACACTATCACGTAGATTGGGCAAAACAACAGTTAAACAAAGGGCTAACACCTGCAGATCGTAAGTTTTGGATTTGGTTTGGGCTAGATCAATGTCTTCATTATCTAACTTATATTGCGATAATCGGTTGGACTATAGGTGCTTTTTAAATAAACTGATGCTATAATAAACAAAAGGATAAGTAAAGCAAACAATGGAGCACCGTGTGAAAAAACTCGAAGATTTCATAGCCGAGGATCGGATTGATCTCAAACTGCTTGAAAATAGCACCTGTTTTATCAACGGCGAAATTAACGAAGACAGCGTTGGACCTGCGGTAAAGTGGTTGATCTACGAAAATCTAGATATTTCAAAAGAAAAAATTCTCACACTTTATATCAATAGTACAGGCGGCGATCTTTATCAGGCTTTTGGATTAATAGACGTTATGAGGGCTAGTCCTCATGTTGTACGTTGTATCGGTATAGGATCTATTATGAGCGCGGCATTTTTAATTTTTGCCAGCGGGGATAAAGGACAAAGATACGCGGCCAAGAATACCAGTTTTATGTGTCATCAGTTCACAGAAAATAGCGAAGGCAAGTATCACGATCTCAAAGCATCGATGAAAGAAAACGATCTCTGCAATGAAAGAATGGTAGCGATACTAAAGGATGCCACTGGACTTGCTCCTAGTGTGATCAAAAAGAAATTATTGCCTGCGTCTGATGTCTATCTCAGTGCAGAAGAAGTAGTTGACTTGGGTGTTGCTGATCAAATTTTAGAATGAGGTGACTGTGAACGTAGTTACATTAGATCCAAAACTTAAAAAAGACGAAGAACGTAAAGGGTCAATGCTAGAAGTTCTAGCAGAGATACAACGGCAAGTCGAACAAGGTGAGATTAAAGAATTTGTAGCCTGCTCACTTAACGAAGACGGAGATGCACAAGTGCATGCCAGTTGTCTTGATCTAGTAGGCGGAGTTGGTCTATTTGAAGTTGGTAAGCACTTACTTATTGAATTGGACCAATCGTAGCAAAAAAGCCACATTATCTGGGCATTTTTTTCTTGACTGCTAAATAAAAAGACAATATAATACATTCATGTTGTTGATCCACTTTTGAACAAATAGGGGTTGACAACAGTGAACAAAGGAACTATAATAGAAACATGAAGACAACAAATTTACATAGACCAGTGATATCCTTAGCCAAACAGGCAGGCTTTATGCCCACCTATTGGTCATGCGAGACAATTAGTCTAGGTAATGATCGTCTAGGAAACTTGGGGTCCCGGAGGACAGTAGCGTAAACAAATAACGCAACTCACTCAAAAGGACCCCAGGATTAAAAACCCTGGGGTTTTTGTTTATGAAAAAGGAAAAGATGGAAACAAAAGAAATAGATTACAGAAAGTTGAATAAGAAAATCGTCGAACAGGCTTACGTGTCTGCTTATACTTTAAGTGATGAACAGACACGCAAACTTATTCAAGATAAGTTTGAAAGAGCCAAAACGCTCAGAGAACAGTTAAGGAAGAGCAATCTTCTTTGGCATACTGATCGATAAGTTCGACAAGTGTGTAAGGGAAACGAGGTCCCAGCGACACACTATAATAAAATCGTGAACGGGCGGCCTGTAGGATGAAGTTCCTTTTGTGGAATGAAAAATTACAGCGTATTAAAGCATTCTTTAAGAACAGGCAGCCTAAGTATTTTAGAGTGCTTTAATACACACTCTCATTGCCGCCTGAACAGCGGTTGACAGGCATAGCCTGAGAGTGTATAATCAAGACATGGACAAGTGCGCTGAATTGGTTGAAGGCAACGGACTGTAAATCCGCCACATAAGAAACGTTGTAGGTTCGAATCCTACCTTGTCCACCATTAAGAAATAGCATTGTCGGGTATCGTTTGTGGACGCACAGACTCATGAGGAATAGGGCCATCTTACTCCTCTGATAAAACCGAGGGCAATGGCTTATGAGGAGCATCGAACTCCACTCAGAAATACGCTTCATCCCATAGGGTGTAATGTTATTTTTTAATGGTCCCATAGTATAGCGGTAAGTATAGCGGCTTGTCACGCCGTCGGCAGGGGTTCGATTCCCCTTGGGACCGCCAAATAAATATTTTTATATGTTAGAATATAAAGAACTAAAAGAATACATTTTAAATCGTCCGATCATAAGTCTTATTACAGATGTTGATGTTAACTATCTAATTAATGAAGTGAATAAGTTAAATCCTAATTCATTAATTGTAGAAACAGGAACATTTATAGGAGGTACTACAAGACGGATGGCATTGGCCAGACCCGATGTTACAATTTATACCATTGACACAAATGAGTATAATTCAATTGAACATTGTTTATGGTATGATCATATTAAAAAAATTCTAAATTTAGATTGGTTAGATCACACATATTTTAACGATTTGCAAAATATCTACTTAGAAGATTTGCCAAATGTCAAAAGAATAGTTAAAAAATCTGTCGAGTTCGTTAGCGATAAAAAAATAGATTTACTATTTCTTGATGCTGATCACACAGATGAATATGTTTTATTGGAATTGAAAAATTTTTGGGATCAAATAAATTACAATGGCATTGTGATGGGAGACGATGTCAACCATCAAGACGTATATAATGCTATTAGAAAATTTAGTTTTGAAAAAGATTTAGAATATACCATATACAATAAGTTGTATAAAATGCAAAAGCATAACGAAAATAAAATTGAAAGACATAATGAAATAGGTACTCACCGATTAAAATATCTTTCAGAGTTTATACCATTAATAAGTAAGTGAAGTTTTGTTCCAGAGTAGCACAGCGGTAGTGCAGTTGACTGTTAATCAATTGGTCGTAGGTTCGATCCCTGCCTCTGGAGCCAGTTTTATCGGAGTATAGCGCAGCCTGGCTAGCGCATCTGCTTTGGGAGCAGAGGGTCGTAGGTTCGAATCCTACTACTCCGACCAGTTTTATGGCTCAGTAGTTCAGTCCGGCAGAACGTTGGTCTCCAAAACCAAATGTCGGTGGTTCAAATCCATCCTGGGTCGCCAAGTTGTATGCACCGTTCGTCTATCGGTTAGGACACTCGCCTTTCACGCAAGTAAGAGGGGTTCGATTCCCCTACGGTGTACCAAATACTTTAATAAGTACATGATGAATAATAGTTTTGTAGGACATGTTGATCTGTTTCCTATTCCTGTAGGCAAATACAGAAGATCAGATCATGAACAAATCAAACAAAGTTTCATCAAAATATTTGAATCTTATCCCAAAGATAAGATTTACACAGACGGTGAAGATCTAATACACTTTTTCAATGACGGTGATTTTGATCCTAGACAACATCAAGGATTAGAAAATCTCATGGATTGGGTATTAGATTGTGTGTCTGATTACGCAGGAAATTTTCTAGGTATTAAAGATCGAAAATTCATAGATCTTAATACTTGGATTAACAGTAACAAAGGTGGTACACAAGATCCTCATGTACATAACAACAGTTTCTTAAGTGCCACGTATTATGTACAGTTGAACAACTCACACTCGGGACTAAACTTCTATAATCCAAGAGGATCGGCCAGTCTTAGAAGAGCCACTATAGATATAGAACCTGATTTTCAAACAAATTATACTTCTCCTTACGTACCTCTTATGGTAGAGCAAGGTGATTTATTGATATGGCCTAGTGAAATGATGCACGGATATGTCCAACCTTCGGTAGATGTACCTCGCATTACTATGAGCATGAATTTTCTACCCGAAATCGTTAATAGCAAATTATACGGTTTCAAAATTAGTAAGTTATAATGTGTCGGTGGCAGAGAGGCCCAATGCAAGAGTCTGCAAAACTCTAAAGCCGTCGGTTCGAATCCGACCCGGCACTCCAATGCGGGATTAGTTCATTTGGTAGAACGATACCTTGCCAAGGTATAGGTGACCGGTTCGAGCCCGGTATCCCGCTCCAGTATGCCCCTCTAGCCCAATTGGTATGAGGCGTTTCTCTCAAAAGGAAAATCGTCCCGGTTCGAGTCCGGGGAGGGGTACCAAATTTCATGGAAGTGTGGCAGAGTCCGGTTTAATGCACCTGTCTTGAAAACAGACGATCCGAAAGGGTCCGTGAGTTCGAATCTCACCGCTTCCACCATATAAGGAGTGATCATGGAAATTTCTATCGTAACTAATTACGGTTGGAGAGATAATATGCAGGTAGTAGAAAAGAAAACTACCTATGATTATCCTAAAGGTAACGATGTTGTTACAGTTGAGCGTCGAACATACGAAGTTACTTTGTACGGTTCAGCCGGACAATTAAAAACTTCTAGTTCAAAAGGTAACAGTATAGATCAAATGATATAACGCCGGTTTGGCCGAGAGGTTTAGGCACCGTCTTGATAAGGCGGCTCGAAAGAGGACGTAGGTTCGATTCCTACAGCCGGCACCAATTTTTAAAAAGGAGATCTGTCATGAACAGTGACAAGAGTGATAAGATGTCGGGGGTATAACTTAACGGCAAAGTAGTAGGCTTTTAACCTATTAATCAGAGTTCGATTCTCTGTGCCCCTACCATATAAAAACACACTTAACTCTAAACGTAGTTGGAGTACGAGGAAAGGCCACCTTCTAGGAAAACGGCATAAGTGTGTTTCTATATGGTAATGTAGCATAATGGTAGTGCAACACCTTCATACGGTGCCCAGTGAAAGTTCAACTCTTTCCATTACCACCATAATGATCCCGGGTAGTGTAGTGGTAACACAACAGACTTTGACTCTGCTATTATAGGTTCGATTCCTATCCCGGGTGCCAACAATGGTGTTAGTAGTGTAGTGGTTGCACAACTGTCTGTGAAACAGTTAGACAGGGTTCGATTCCCGCTTTCACCCCAAACATGCCAACTTAGCAAATGTGGTCATTGCGGCCGCCTGAAGAGCGGTGGAACTTGGTTCGATCCCAAGAGTTGGCACCATATATCGGTCCTTAACTCAGTTGGATAGAGTGCCTGTCTTCGAAACAGGAAGTCGTGGGTTCGAATCCTGCAGGACCGGCCATTTTAGGAGAATGTTATGAAATCAACATTGTTTAAAAATAAACTCAATAACGAGCGTTTTGTCTGTGACGATATCCGGCTGACTGAGAACATCGACGGTGTTGAATACATTATTGTACATAGACCTAACGAGCATCGACATTTTAAAATGCGTAAAGATGTTTTAGAAAAAATCAAAGTAACTGATAGCAAAAATAAAACTCTATAAATATGTTACTTTAAGGAAACGCACATGAAGATAAGCAAAATACCAGGCCTAGGGCGTTTTGGTGTATATATTGACGATGTCGATCTAAACAACATTTCGGATGAAGAATGGGCAGAGATTGGTAAGATACATTTAGAATCTCTAGTAACAATAATTAGAAACACAGATGTTACTCCATACAATTATTATAGATTAATAATGAAATGGGGTCCTAGTCGCTGGAATCGTCCTATTGCTTTTTATAAGAAATATGGAAAGCCGTTAAAAGAATTAGTAATGAACAAAGAACTAGACGATGAAGATCAACTAGTTTTTGATAATGGTCGCAGATGGCAATTTGACAAACGTTGTCCAGGCATGGTTTGTGTAACACCTAAAAAGAATACTCGAGGACAAAGTATGGGTATTTTTGGAGACGGCGAACTACTATGGCACAGCAACGAATGCGGTGATGTAGCGTTTACTCCCGGGGTAGCATTACTAGGTTATGAAAACGTAGATCAAACTGCCACAGGTTTTTGCACAAGTCCAGATTGGTACGAAAAGCAATCAGAAAGTTTTCGCAGTGAACTAGATGAAATGATCATTATTCATAACTATCGTCCAATGGCTATGAGCCCGATCGTTATTGAAGATCAAGAAAAGTTTTATAAAAACAATATGGCTCCTGAAAACGATATGAAGGTGCCGTTGATTATACAAAGCCCGGGCGGTATCAAAGGTGTACACTTAGGTATTAATACCTTTGATAAAATTGAAGGCATGAGTGTAGAAGATAGTAAAAAAATCTTTGATAAAATTCGCAGAGAAATGATAGTACCAGAATACTGTTACGATCATTGGTACGGCGGCCGAGACATCTGTTTGTTCGATAATAGTATTACCTTGCATAACAGATCCATTCATGAAAGTATTGGTATCGCTCCTGAAAGACTAGGACTGCGCATTCAATATGATTTTGATAATCTCACTGGCGAATTTTACGAGCCTTTCTATCAAGAAGAGTTCAATGACCTTAAGAAAGAAAGATTGAATATTCTAGACAAGGCCATGGAAGGTATGCTAATTAAGACTGATTGATGTCATATAAAGTTGTTGAATATTCACCCAAACTAGACCTTACGGAATTCTATAAAGAGAATCAACGTCGAGGTCTAGAAAACAATGCTAGTCAACAGGCCATGTTTGATTGCTTTCGCAACGAACCACACTGGAACGGTTGGCTAGTAGAGTATAACAACAGATTCATCGGAGGTGTTTGTATACACAGTTTCGATGATGTTATGGGTCCTAATAGTTACAGAATTTATGCTAGGTCCTGCTTTCATACAGAACTTAGCATGAAGCCAACAGGTTATGTAAAAAGTCATTATACTAATCTACAAAATGTAGGATTACAATTATTCACTCCTGTTTCTATAGAATGGGCAGGCATAGATAAAAAATTCTACGGCAGCAGTAATTCAAGAGATGTTGGTTCTGCACAAGTAGTAGATAAAGTTTGGTTTCCAAGATTAGCAGAAAGAGGAATCTTTACAAGAATTACCGAAGTATTTTACAGAGGTCATTATCAAAATATCTGGGAATTAAATGTCCAAGAATATTTGAGACAGATAAAAACAGTGCCGCATTGGGATTGCGAATTCCCCAGTGTGGATCTTAGAAAAGAAATGCCTCTGCCGACGGAGCGGTGCCAGGCCTTCTAAGCCAGGTTATGGGAGTTCGAATCTCTCCAGAGGCGCCAAAAATAGTTGACAAGTAGACAAATAGATCATATAATATAGATTGTTCATTAGAAATACATTTGCCCCGATGGTGGAATGGTAGACACGCTGGTCTTAGAAGCCAGTGCCTAGTGCGTGAGAGTTCGAGTCTCTCTTGGGGCACCAAATATGCGAGTGTGGTGGAATGGTATACACAGCAGACTTAAAATCTGCCAGCCTCGGCTATGCGGGTTCGACTCTCGCCACTCGCACCAAATTATGCATCGTTAGTTCAGCGGTAGAACGTCGCCCTTACAAGGCGAATGTCAGTGGTTCGACTCCATTACGATGCACCAAATATGCCTCTGTAGTTTAATGGTAAAACAGCGGATTTATATCCCGTGTGCAACAGATAATTGGCCAATGTGGGTTCGACTCCCGCCGGAGGCACCATTGACATACTTTAGAAAAGATTGTATAATAACATTATGAAATTATATGAAGCAACAATAAGAACCAAAGACGGTAAAGAATTTAAAGACCGTGTAGGTGCCAATTCTGCTGAAGAAGCAAGAATGCTATTACAGCAACGGCACGGCCCTAGGGCTGTTCCATATGTTCCTCATATGATTCCAAGTTAACGGAGAGTGGGCAGGATGGTAATGCAGCGGATTGCTAATCCGTAGATCGTAGTAATATGGTCAGTGGGTTCGACTCCCACACTCTCCACCATTTTTATAAAAGGAAAAAAAATGAAACCAGGTCCAAACTATAAAATGACCAAGCAGTCCAAAAGATTTTTAGCCACTATTGTTGATCCTCATAAAAGGGCATCTTTCAAAGCAGGCAGTATTCAGGCAGAACTAGCAGCCTTGGTACAGCCTAGAAGAGAAAAAAATCGTAGAGAAACAACCACAGAATAAGTAATTTATTGGGGGATTAGTTAAATGGGATAACAACGGCTTTGCAAGCCGTGATTAACAGTTCGATTCTGTTATCCTCCACCAGATTTGCCGCTTTAGTTAAATGGTATAACAGTTGCCTTGTAAGCATCAATCGTTGGTTCGATTCCATCAAGCGGCACCAAGATAACCAAAATGTCTTGACAAAGACAAAAAAGAGTGTATAATAAGTTTTGTTGTGTAGCAATACACAACCGGCGAGGTAGAAGGTAGATGAGGATAGACACAGGTTTAGGCTCCAAGCCTACTCCAAACTACAATCCAACTGAACATTGGAACGTGTTTATGTGATCCGACCCCAAAGACTGTCATTTGTTAATCGGAAATATATAGACCTCTGTGTATTGTATTTTGCACATTGTCAACGAAGACTACAACTCTTCATTGTATATTGTCCGGTCTATTACTTGACCTTTTACCAAACCGTTTTTATAAAGAGAGACACAAATGAATATTACATTACGCAAGGCAAACGCTGTTCAAAACAGCATCAATGATGCAGTTAAAAACATCAAAGTTGAGTTGAACATAGAACTCAACGAGTTTCAAAACATCGAGGAAATTATCAGCAAGGCTAATAATGACCTTGTAAACAATGATGGTCGTAGGCAGGCTCTTACCATGGCTCTATATAATATCCGAGCCCTTGTAGGTACAGCCAATGCCTCTAGCGGTATTGATACTGCACTGGCCAAGGCAGCATTCATTGACAAGCGTATTGGTCAACTAGAAGAATTAGCCAAGGCTACAGAAATGACTTCTTTGGAAGTTATTAAAGGTAAGATCGAAAAGATCAAAAATGACAAAGGTGAAAACCGTCGTAGCCTATATGGTTACGGAGACACGGTAACAACATCCGTTCTTGGTAAAGAACAGATTGCTCAGGCTAAGGCAGAAATTCTTAATCTGAAAAAGCAAAAACAAAAACTCAACGACGAAATTCTTGAGTTGAATATCAAAACTGAGATTCCTCTCAGCGATGATGTAGTTAAGACACTACAAGCAGAAGGACTGCTGTAACAGACCCCGGGGTCCCTTCCTCGTTATTAAAGGGGGTGATTGGCTTCACCAAAACGCCAGGGCGCACACGATCGCTGCCCCAAGGCCCTCTTTAGGGGCGACTTGAGAAATCGTGGAGGCAGAAGCAGAACTGACTCTGTAAACGTAAATTCTGATCGACAGGGTAGACAACTCAGTCTAGGGCGGAACAGGGGACCGTGGCTAGACACTATATTAAAGTACATTGAACGAACCGAGTATTCTGGTAGCAAACACATAAGTGGTCAGTGTACTTCAATATAGAATTTATCGCAGAGTGGAGAAGGTGGTATCTCGGCAGGCTCATAACCTGTAGGTCGGCGGTTCGACTCCGTCCTCTGCAACCAAGTTATTGATAGTAGTACAAGATCCGATCAACGATCGAAAGACAATACCGAGCGGGTGGAACTGCAGAGTTGGTGCATCGTAGGTGCATTGTTGGCTGCAATACGATCAACGGCCTTTTACAGGGTAAAGAGATTGAGCAGTAACGGATTCCATGTTAGGCTGGACTATAGAAGCAGGTGCTGTAATGCCTGGGTGGCCTTGGGTATCGTCCCAAACCAAGACTTCAGTATTACTATCAATATTCTAACTCGCTGTAGTTCAATGGATAGAACAGTTCTCTCCTAAAGAACAAATTCAGGTTCGATTCCTGATAGCGAGGCCATGAGTAAATAGTTTTATGCGGGATTAGTTTAATGGTAAAACAGCAGATTTCCAATCTTCGGTCAAGAGTTCGATTCTCTTATCCCGCTCCAAATAATTATGCTAGTTATCGATCAAAATAAAACCTTTCGTAAATTTGATTTTAGTTCTGTGATTTCTGAAGAAGATAATCAAGAAGCCTGCAGAATAGTAAAGAGCATAATAGCAGATGGTAATTATTTTACCAATTCACCTAAGTATCAAACTAAAGAAAATATATTTGCTCGTCCTGAACCAGTTTGGTTAAAATACAGGATGAGTTTTTTATTTTCTGTATTCATGTATCTGGGTCGAGAAGTTAAAGTAGGTAACATGATGGCCTGGTCGTTTATGACTAATCTCGAGGGTGCAGAAAATCGAGAAACACTATGGCACCATCATTGGCATCCTACTAAACCAGAAGCCAAAATGTTCAGTGGAATTTGGTATCTACATATTCCTGATGATGTTAAAGATCGAGATTACTGCGGAACAGAAATGGCTCCAAATGGGTTAGATCACGAAGATAGATTTTTTGTAAAACCTAGCAATCATTCATGGTTGCTTTATCCCTCGGATAAATGGCATCGACCCGGTATTGTACAAAGTAATCAATATAGATTTATATTAGCCGCAGACATAGAATACTTCGATTGACATCAGAGCAGTTTGGTGCTATAATATAACTTTAAGGAGTGAGATATGGCACCGTGGATTCAAAACGTAGCACTTAGCGACATCCGTAAAGGGTTTCATATCGATGCGGGCATCAACTCTATGCTGATCCAAATTTGCGATCCGCCAGGAGATTTTCCTACTCCAAAATATCAATTCAAAGAAGTTCATCAGTTTCAGTTTTTGGACGTTGAAGAAAAGGATCATGTTTTGGACGAGGCAATGCGTTGTAGTCAAGAACAGGCTAACGAACTTGTACGTCTGTTACAACGTGCATTTGAAAATCGCATGAATGTTGTTGTTCATTGTCATGCAGGTGTGTGTCGCAGCGGGGCAGTCTGCGAAATTGGTGTTATGCTAGGCTTCCGTGATACTGAAGCATTCCGTAGTCCTAATCTACTGGTCAAGCACCGTATGATGCGAGCCTTGGGTTGGACCTACGACGAGCAGGAACCACATTCTATTAATGGGAAACCTTTGACAGAAGATTGGACTAACGACAACGAAAAGATTTTTACACTGGCTGCAGAGCGTAGAGCACACAGAGAAAGAGAAGGTGATATATGATACATTTGAATGTTTTTGAATTAGATAAAATTAAAAAGATCTGTGAAACTACAGGTGTAGAATATTTTGTACTAGAGCAAACAACTAACTCTGGTATTGGTAGCATTCTTACATTAACTTATGAAACAGAAATAGCAGATTATCCTGCTAAAGTATCCGTTGAAGTAACTGGTGTAGAAAATTGGTAAAGAAAGGAGAGCACTATGCCAAGCGTATTTTTAGTCAGTGACACGCACTTCGGCCACGCTGGCGTGTGCCGTTTCACTCGAAATGATGGTGTTACAAAGTTGCGTCCGTGGGACGACCCTGCCGAAATGGATGAAGCAATGATCAAGGCTTGGAACGAACGTGTCAAGCCCTCGGATAAAGTTTACCATTTAGGTGATGTTGTTATTAACCGTAAGGCCATGGCAACATTGGGCCGTTTAAACGGGGATAAGGTATTGATCCGTGGTAACCATGATATCTTCCGTGACGACGAGTACAGACAGTACTTTAGAGAATTACGAGCATACCATGTTATGAACGGAATGATCTTAAGCCATATTCCTGTACACTCGGAAAGTTTGGGTCGTTTTGGTGTTAACATTCACGGACATTTACACGCAAATCGTGTAAAGAAAGCCCGTGGTGTTGATGCACGTACTGGAGAGATCTTGTACAGCGATGAGATTGATACTAGATATCATTGCGTATGTGTGGAGCAAACACCAGACTTTGCACCTATCTTGTTTGAAGACGTTATCAAGCGTATCGAAGCAGAGGGCGGAAGTGTTGGGTTTAAGAACGGAAACGGTCCTACAATGTGACATTATCTACGTAGTTTATAGGGCTCTTCGGAGCCCTATTTTTTTGGCTGGACTAAATATATGAGTTAGGAATGATTCCAGGAGTTACGTTATGCCATTACAGCTTCGCAGAGGCAACACCGCTGAAGTTAACAGTATTACGCCCTTAGTAGGCGAAATAGTCTATGACACCCAATTAAAAAGAGTCACTGTTGGTGACGGTTCCACTGCTGGTGGTATAGCCATTGCTGGCGTGTCTTTGAATGAAGCCAAAGATGCAGCAGCATCTTCCTTGTTAGCAGGAACACATAAAAATATTTCTTTTGCTTATAACAGCACAACAAAGGTTCTAAGTGCCACTGTTGATATTCTTACACACGAAACAATAGTTGCAGACGCCATCGATGTTTCTGCTGTAAAAGACGGATCTACAATAATATTAGATGTAGCCAACGCTACCCTTTATGCAGATGTAACAGGAAACGTAACCGGCAATATTAACGGTGTTGTAACAGGCACTGCTGGTTCTAGTCTTATCGGCAATGTTACTGGTAATACCACAGGATATCATACAGGCGATGTTAAGGGTTCTGTATTTGCAGATGACTCAACAGTATTAGTAGATGGCGTATCTGGAAAACTATTTGGAGATCTAACTGGTAATGTTACTGGCAATTTAACAGGTAATGTTACTGGTAATTTAACAGGTAATGCAGATTCAGCAACTGTTTCTGCAACCATTGATATTACAAATACTAACGGATTGGCAACTGTTTACTATCCAACATTTGTACAAGATAGAACAACCGGCCAGATTCTTCGTGGGGATGTAGATCTGTCATATAGAACAGATACTAACACATTAACTTCTCCAAATTTTGCAGGAAACCTAGTTGGTAATGTTACAGGCGATGTAACCGGTAATACCACAGGATATCATACAGGCGATGTTAAAGGTTCAATATTCGCAGATGATTCTACTGTACTAGTCAATTCTGTAGCAGGATTATTGAACGGTTCTGCTATTTCCGATATTACCACACCACGTGTTACTATTAATAGAAACAGCGATACTGGAGTTTCTATTCTTATGAATGCCTTAACTAGTGCCGGTGATACTGCATCGGGTGCTGAGTTCCGTGTTTCAAGAGGCAGTCTAGCATCTCCTACTAATTCTTCAGCAGGAGATCCTGTATATCTGTTAACAGGTAAAGTTTGGAAAACTGATATCTCCGACTATGCATTATCATCTGCTATAGTTGCAACAGTTGGTAGTGATCCTTTAGTATCAATGGCAAACTATGTCAGTGGTGAATTACAATTTTATGCCACAGACGGTACTAGAGATGTATTCGATACTGCATTTTCAATGACTTTCAACGGGGACGGATTATTATCTGCCCCAACTGTTGAAGCGAGAACTGCATTCCAATTACCGGTATATGCTAATGACACTGCTAGAAGCACAGCCATTCCAACACCAGCAGCAGGTATGATGATATTCATGCAATCGGGAACTAGCCCTATGGCTACTAATGTAGCACAAGTATACGACGGTTTTAACTGGGCGAACCTATAAGCACTCAGAAATCTGTAACATAATTCTAGGGGAATAACTTATATTGGCAGCACCGTGTAAATCGGTAGCATAGTCAAATTGATATAAGTCCCCTAGTTTGTAGTCCTTAATCATCTCCCCTTTATAGATAAACACATGTCCGGGCTCATAGTCCATGAGTGGCATCCAGTATCTTTTAACATCAGAAGTATGAGTGAACGGATCAGAGTGCATGGGCATGTATTGTCCAGGCATTAATTTTGTAATCCACCAACTGGCCTTACCTTGACTCCAACTAGGTTGAATATCTATTTCTAGATCATCTTTTTCGTAGATCGTCCACAGCGGCTTTGAAAAATCGTAACCTGCTTCTTGGGCTAGTTGATATTGCTCTCTTTCAAAGTAATTTAAAAGATCTCCAAGATCAGGTCTTGGTTTTCCAGGCCGTTGATTAACCAATTCAACCCAACGCGGATCTACCCAATCTTTGTAATTTCCTATTAGATTCATTTTAATAACTGTCTACTTGATCTATACCTAGTTTCTTTCTAAAGTTTTCAGTGAACACACAGTCTATCCTAACTCCGTATTCTTGTTCTCTAGAAAATTCTCCACCGTGCCAGTCTTGGTCATTCCAAAAACTAGCATGGCCATTCATATAACATTTATTTTCCGACTCTGAATCTCTAACATAAAATCCACGCTTAGTCCTAGAGCGCATGTGAATGAATTCATTTTTGTGAGGAGTATATTGATCGTTATTGAATATTCCGTTCTTAGCATCTAGGTCACGATGTTCAAAAGCAACTCCATTGTGATCACACAAAAATATAATCACCCTTCCTATCTGTGAAATAACATCTGTGTCTATAAGATTCTTAATCCATGCAACTAACCCGGGAAAATATTTAGATTCTTCGGTTTGATTTTTTTCAGAATTTCTAGTATCCCAATTTCCTTCTTCCCAAAGAAAATAATATATGTAAGGATCATTTGCTCCCATAGTTGCTTTGAGATATCTAGTAAAAATATTTCTCTGTTTATAGTCTTTGAAGTTATTAGGAAATATTTCTTTACCTGCAACCTTAATAGGATCATTATCTGGGAGTGCCTGATATTCGTCAAATGCCTTATGTATAGGTTTCCAATCAATAATGTAACTAGCATCTGCCCATCTAAATCCAGGAGCCATCCAAGTTCCTTCTTTGGCATACTCTCTAGCCAAAGCCATACCTTTGGATATTTCAGGGTGTAGATTTTTGAATCCTTCTATGTCTAAGTAAGGATCGAGATTGATATAGGGCTGACCGCCAATTCCTTTGATCATGAAAATATTTATAGTTAAATATCTCCATGAACACTGAGTTTGAATACTACTATAATAATGTTCCGGACAAGGGACTCTGCAGAAACAATTTGATTTATACTAGCCTAATCAGCCACGATAAAAAAACATTTTGTCAATGGTATTACAATGATCAAGGATATCATGGCGGAAAAAATCAAGTAGTAGATCCTAGTCTAATGGAATCAAAATGGCTACGTGAAGTGAAATTTATTAAACTTATAAGTGAACACTATCCAGAACATGTTCCTGAAATTCTAGACATAGATTATATTAACAGAAAAATCTTTCTAAAAATCGACGGGCCCGATATGTGGGAATTAGCAGGTTGCCAAGGTAAAGACTATACTAGCGTTCTTCCTAATTGGGAAGAACAGATGCTAGACATTATTCAAAGTTATCAATCGCTAGGCATTTATAAAATGTCCATGCATCCTAGCAGTTATTTTATCATTGACGGAAAAATGAAAGGTATAAATTATTTTTTCTGTTATACTGACGAAGATGAAGAAATATCTATGAGTAGTCTAATGAGTCATATCAGTAAAGATCGTCAAAAAACTCTACAACCTATATTTGACTCTTTGAAAATTAATCCCGATGAGCCAACTGCTTTTTGGAAAATACAGATGCTGACCTTTGAAACGTTTAAAACAAACTTCTTAGACAGCACTATGGAAAAGGCTAAACTGATTTATCAACGGCCTGTTTAATTCTGTCAACTAATTGATCCAACTGCGGTTTAGTTTTCATCTTAGTTGATATTTGATCATAGAGTAAATCTGTAATCTTAAAATTAAATCTTACATTATTGAAACTGGGATTCCGTATCCAAAAATCCACAGTGTCAACTACTTCGTCAAAAGATATAGTATAGTCACATTTAAGATTATTAGGATCGTCTATGTCTACAATGTTGCCTTCTAGGCAGGAAAGATCGAGATGCAGTATTTTTGTTTTGCTATTTTTGTCTAGAGAAATTAAATGACAAACTTCTGCTAGATCTTTTTTATTTTTTCCATAATCTGTAGGTATTAGATCATTAAAGAATCCGCCTTGTGATCCTGATACCACTAACATCTTTACTTGATTATTTAGATGCTTAACTAATTCTATTTGTCTACGATCTGCATAAGCATTACTAATAAACAGATCACAATTTTCTGCTGCGGCAATCACAGAGTCAATGGATGTCTTAATATCCGTTCCTTGGCTTCTACTAAATCCTATTACTGTATTGTTAGGATCCTTGACAAAATGATCATAAAGTTTTTTGCCTAGACCTTTAGTATGACCTGTTATAACTATTTTCATCAAACTAAATTCTTTTTTACAAAATCTAAAAATCCGCTAGGCATTTTTGTATCCACAATTTGTTTGACTTCTTCAATCTCATAAAGATCCTTTAGAATCTTATACATAGCAGCATTGGCCTGCTGTAACTCCATGAACTTTTTTAAGAAGAACTCGTCTTTGTTATCCATATCAATATCCTCTGCTATCATCTCTTTTTAAATTACTTAGACAGAAAATGATAGCAAATTTTTCGCCTTCGGTTATTTCCTTGCTTTCGTGTATCAGTGACCAGTCTAAATCTAAATCTTCAGTGTGGTTCCAAACAGACATTCTACCTTTTTTAGGTTTGATAGAAACATCGATGTGCGGAAAGTATGTTTCACCGCCAACAAAATCATCATTAAGATAAACCAGTGCTACTGCATCTCTAGTTCCTGCTTTTTGATAATAATCTAATTTTCTTGGATCGTATGGCCAATCATGATGTGGAGTCATGTAATGACCTTTTTGATAGTACAATATGTCTGCCGACTCTATGAGATAGTAAGGTCTACCTAACGCATCGGATGCGGCAGTTGAAATAGTATCATAATCTTGATAGGTAAAATCGTTAAGTATCCTTCTGTGGATATTGCGATCGTTGGCCTGACCATATGTATCTCTAGAACAATCTGACCTATGGTCTCCCATGGTAATATACTTTCCAGGATAATCTAGGCTAAGACTACGCTTGATTAGATCATCACAATATTCATCGGATAGAACATTATCATAGATACTTACTCTTGGATAATCATGAAGAATAACTTCTTTAAACTTAGGCGACTGTTCTTTAATTTGATCATAACTAAAATTAATTACATTAAGATCAAAGATCGAATTGTCAATGACTTCAAATTCTACACGTTGACCTTCTAACAAACAACCTTGTCTGTAATTGAACACCGGAATTTCCGTACCATTATCGGAAGAGATGAGGCCATAAGATTTCGAGTTGTTAAACCATTTAACTGTTCCAGTTTCCATCATTTAGTCCTGTATGAAAATGCTATAATGTCAGTATTTAGTAACCAAAATTTAATAGAATCGTAGATCAGCCTGCTGTCTTTATATACTTTACCTGTGAGATTTATGATCAGCAAATCGCTGACTTTTTTCTCTAATGCCTGTTTCATAAAATAGTCATCTAATTCTTTTTTGTTCTGACTGTATTCTACCATAGTAGAATCTGGATATCTTGCAGCCACAGTTCCCATCACTACTATTTTATTATTAGTATTGATTAAATTTTCTAAAATCTTTTTTTGGACACCGTTGGCATAGGCATTTAAAATCACTAGACTGTTTTCTTCTATCTGTGAAATTATTTTTGCATGATCTTTTTCTATGTCGTAACCGTTGGTTCTATCAAACCCAGAAACATCGTATCCGTCTTTGATAAAGTAATCGGCGATATGTTTTCCAAGACCTCTGGATTTACCTATGACATAAACTTTCATTTGTTAAAAATTAAATCGTGTATAAATTTTAAATTTTTATCGCCCCACGATACATGCTCTTGTAATCCTCTTTTAAACATGATTTCTAGATTGTAATAGTCTCCGACTAACGGCCCAGTTTCGTCTAATCTAAATTTTGCTGATTCGTGTATAATAGCGTCCATATATTTTCTATGGATAAGAGGATGTTCTATAGGAACACAACCATACCAATCTATGGCTTTTAACTGACCCTGATCAGTGACATAATGACAATGACTGTACATAGTTAATTTATAATAGCCTTCATTGATCTGATCTAGCATCACATCTTTTAATTGTTCGAGCCAATCTAGCGGCCAGTTACTGTCAGTATAGACAATATGATTACAACTGTTTCCATACCATTTTATAAAGATTCTTTTGTTGACATAATCAATTTCTAAAACTTCAGGAGCATAATCTTTGCCAGCAAAATGCTCTAAGTTTTTTATATCGTTATTAAAAAACCAATTTATAACTTCTTGATCATAGAGAGGTCGTTCGCCCATGGATTGGTGATACGAAGTATGCAAATTATAATTTGCACAGAATACAGTGCCTTCGGGATTTATCAAAGGTTCATAGGTAGTTTGTGCCATACCTAGTTTACCCGTTTCACTGAATTTATGGTAGTGATTCCAATTAGAGATATTCATTTGTAGATATTTAACGTAATAAATATTCTACTAAAAATAATGTCTACTCAATTTCAACCCTCTACATTATGTTGGTACAACGATAACGGTATCAATTTACCAATGATTTCTGATCATGCTAGAAATCAATTCTATCAACGTATACTATCCAAATCAGTAAAGAATAAAACATGTATCGATGTTGGATTTGGAACTGGTTTATTATCTCTAATGGCTTTAGAACAGGGTGCTGAAAAGATAATTGCTTTTGAAACAAACGCCGAGCGATATCATCTAGGTTTAGATATTATTGAAAAGTTAAAACTTAAAAATCTAATTGACCTAAGAAATGAACGATATTGTTCAACATATTTCAAAGATCAAAATTGTGTGATAATACAGGAAATCGTTGGACACAATTTATGGAATGAGGGTCTAAGATTTATTATAGATAAAGATCAAGTTTTAGTTCCTGGAGACTTCTATTGCGAATACTATTGCTGTCCTATTGATGAAAATATCTATCAACAGTTTATAAGCCTTCATGCAGACCCAAGTAAAATAAATCTAGGAATTAATTTAAACAATTTTAATTTTTTAAAATTAATTTATGAATATCAAATAAAAGAGCAAAATGTAATAAATTTAAATGACGAGAAATTTATCAAAGACATTTACAAAGATCTATTATCTAAAGGCAGTTTAATTGGAAAGTATTGCGTACTTACTAATCAGAAAAAATTGTTGATCAACGAAGCGACAGTAGAATATAATTTAGACTGTGATCAGGTAGGATATATTGATGTTCCTTTAACTATAAATTTGAAATTTGATTATTCAATAATATTAGCCAAATATTTTATAGGACACAATGAAGATCTGCTAGTTATATCTCCCAGTGAAGATAATCCAACTTCTCACTGGGCAGTGCCCAATCCTGTTTGCGTAATATCTGATTTAGAAAACAGTTTTATAGCCAGAACTTATCTAGATGACGGTTCTGTAAGAGTGTATCCTAAGAAATGAAAAATGTAATTTGGCCTGTTGCTATTATTGATCAACGAATGTAGTTCTTTAGTAGTAGGCCACTTTACTACTGTGTGCTTAGATACATTTTCATATTTGTTATCACCAACTATAAAAATCTGATCTTGTACAGGATCATCTATGAATACCATGTATCTGACTAGATTTTTCTTTTCTAATTCAATCCAAGTTTTTTCTTGATCAAATTCGTCTTTGTGAAAAGGTATAGTTGAGTATGCATCAACTCTGCTAATCCAACATTCCTGAACTGAGTGTCCAACAAGACTTTCAAACTTATCTACTATGGATTTTGAAAAATGATTCTCAGAATTATATTGTTCAAGATTTGGATAAAAATTTTGAAAGGTTATTTTTGTAAAATCAAGTCCCTGATCAAAATAGTTCTTTACCATTTCAGCAAACGGTGTTCTACTAAATTCAAATGGTAATAGTCCTTTATCGATAATCTCTTGATAAGTTCGTAACTCTGTTTTTTCTGTATCAATAGTTTGGTCTACATGACGTATTGAACCTGTCTTTGAGTCTAGGCTCTGAATAATGTCATCCCAATTTATAATACCAACTGTGGTTATCATAAAGTATTTATAGTGGTACATTATAGCCTATAAATATGATACTTATGATGCTGTTCCAAAAAAAACTTTCTCCAACGATTGAACATTTCAATCAAACATCTCCGTTAGAACAATGGTCGGCTGAGTTGAAAGAAGACTACTGTTTCTACTACAATTGGATCGATCAATTATATGATTTTCGGTTTGATAATTTTTTAACCGATACGCATATTAATTTTTTAAGGCAAAATCCTAATATCAAAATTGTTTACGATTTTAACGGAGAACCGATAGTTGAAAATATTTTATTGGATATATTAGAAACTGCACAGCAATGGGAACTTAATGATGATCAAATTATTTTGATTGTTAGTAATATTTTACAAACAAATTTTGTCAATGAAAGACTAAAAGAAATTCGTAGTGTAAGAACTTATGAATGGAATTACGATATTAAAACTACGTTGATCTCCCAGCCTGCAAATGATATTGAAAAGAAAAAATTCAGCACCACTTGTAGATTACACAGGCCCTGGAGATCTTATATAATTTGCAGATTAAAAGAACGACATCTCATAGATAATTTTCATTTTTCCTTTATGGGCTGTGAAAATAATATGACTGTTGCATTAGACAAAGTTATATCTGAAAACAAAGATATCAGTATTACTCTAGCCGAAGGCGACTGGAGTATTATTGCCAAACACGATAAAATTAAAAAAGACCTTACGAATATCTGCGGAATGTTATTAACAGCAGACATGAACAACTTTATTGATCAATGTCCACATTATATAGAAAAAGAAAGATTCAAGACCGATGTTGAAACTCCCCAAGAAATATTTCATTCAGATTTTCATCTTGTGATAGAAAATGGTTTTTTTGATTTAAACGAATCTGCATATACTGTTCGATCATTTGAGATGGGGGAGAAGACATGGAAGGCTATTATAGCATCGAAACCTTTCTTAGTTTACTCAGATCCGGGTTATTTGCATTCTCTAAAAAAACTAGGTTTCAAAACCTTTGATACTTGGATAGATGAATCATACGATAACGAAACAGATCCTAAATCTAGAGCAGAAATGATCATAGATCAAATTGAAAAAATTAATAACCTAAGCATAGAAGAATATACTAACCTATTGCTAAACTGTAAGAGCATAACTGAACATAATTTTTCAATTTATTTTAATCTAAAGTCTAAACAACAAAACTTTACAGACATAAATTTTAATAAAATATGATATCCACTTCTTTAGATTTCTATAATGAAAACAAACACATACCGTATAAATTGCCGGCTCCTCCTGACGAGAATCTAAATGATTATCAGTTATGTGATTGGCTTTTGAATCGTAGTGATTTTTCTTGGTTAGAACTAGATGTACAATTCGATGTTAATAAATGGCAGGAAGAAATACTCAGTTGTAAGGATTTTTTAGTGCCGCACAGAGACAGTGAAAGTTCTGGATGGGAAAGTGCCTGTATACACGGAATAGATATTCAATCCACAGGAGCATGGACTAGATACGGATATAAGAACGAAGATGATGTTCCCTACCATTGGACTGAACTTGCAGATCAATGTCCAAATATAAAAAAGTTTTGGTCAGAGTTTCCTTATGACAGTTACAGACGTATAAGGATCATGGCTGTGAAACCCGGAGGTTGCATAAATCCTCATAGCGATATGCCTGGCAAATTACCTGGAGAGGAAAACTTTGATGCATTAAAATTTGGTGTGCCTATAAATGTAGCAGTAATACATCCTAAAGAATGCTACATGAGTTTAAAGGGTCACGGAGTTGTTCCTTTTAAAGAGGGCAAGGCTTTTTTAATTAATATTAGAAATTATCATAGTGTAATAAATTTCTCCGACGAGATTAGATATCATATTATTGCACACGGAAAACTTCAAAATAAAACTGACAAATTTGTAAAGTTAATATCGGATAGTTTTAGAAAACAATTTGTAAAATGAATGTAATTAAATTCGGCCAGTATAAAAAAAGAAAAATAGTATTTTGTTTTTTAGATACACTGCATCTCTGTCAGGATAATTTTACTAAAGAAATAATTAAAAATCAATCCGATTATGTGATATCTAGTTTAATCAGCAAAAGATTCAATGTGTATCAAGGTCAAGACGAAGATCAATTATTAGGTTCCGCAGCAGAAGATGGATATGAATGTGCTGTGATGTTTAGCACTGGCACTGAATTTATTAATGGAAACATATTCTTTAAAAAAACCAAAGAATTAGTAAACACAGATTTTTTCATTTGCGGCCATGTGTTAGATCGTAAAGATGCCTATTACGAATTACATCAACAATGTTATATTATAAATCTCAAAATCTATGAAAAGTTAGGTAGACCTTTAATTGGCAAACACACGTGGAATTCTCCGCATCAACAAATAGAACCAAAAAGAAGTCTAGAAAATTTTCATGATGAATACACTCCCAAATATGTAATGCCGGGCACAGATCTAAAAGACTATCAACATAAGTGTCATGGATGGAACATTTTAAAAACAGCATTTGAAAATCAATTGCAGGTATTAGTTTTTGATGAAGAATTTAGATCAGGTAAGACACATCACTATCCGGAGTCTCGAAAAGATTTCTATAAAAATTTAAGATGGATTTATTACAGAGAAAACGAATGTCTATATAATTTTGTTCACACTGCAAATTCAGAGTTTAAAAGAAGATTAACAGGTCAGTATGAACAGATAGTGATTCCGGCCAGTGGTACTTTATATCTAAACCTGATAGACAAAGGTGACGTGATAATCTATGATTATAATCAAAAATCTTTAGACTATTGGCAAGAACACCTGCCTCGTAAAGAGAATGTTAATTATAATTTTGTAAAAACGGATCTGCTGATAGATAATAATTTGATAGATCAAATACAGGATAATAAATCAACATTAATTAATCTATCTAATATATTTGCCTATGAGGGTACCGCTGCATTTAAACCCTTGTTTTATAGATTACACAAAGAAAATCAATTAATAGAAAGTCTACAAAAAAAGATTCCAGATATTTTTATAATATTTTCAATACGATCCGTTACTGGTTTTTTAGAATTACCTCTTACTGGAAATTCGTCTCTTATCAAAACTACAGATATAGAAAAACTAAAAAGGCCTACTTGGCATCATAATGACGATTGGTTAATCAAACCTTTACAATACTAAAATCATCAACAAATTTATTTTGGATTTCTTCTAGAATAGAATTTTCTATGTCAAACCATATTTGTTTTTGATCTGTTTTAAAATTATTAATCAGAGATTTTTTACAAGCATGATTTAGCCAAGGACTTACTTGATCGTCAAAGATAAATCTAAATTTTTCTTTGCGGTTTCCTGTATAATTCATTTGTACTCGTACAGGGTCAACTAATATATTTTTAGGTAATAGTTTTCTCACAACAAGTTGTATACGAGGAATTGAACCGAAGTTGGCTGCTACATGTCGACATCCAGCATTCATTTCATACCATTCGCCGTCTACTTCTGTGGGAAACATCTGTTGATTTTCTAAATTGATAAGATAGGAATATTGTCCTTGCAGATTTAAGTGATATCGATCATCTATATCTGAATGACTATGATAGCAAGTTCCTGGCTTAAGAACAATTAATCTTGCTTCGCCTATAGGTTTTGGTAACGAATCTAATATGTCCTCAAATACCGTATTGCGAAAATTGTCTTTAATTTTCCAAAAATCATAGAAAAAATCGCCCGACGGTTCGTTGAGTTCAGTTTTTATTTTATCATCGCCACTGTTTATAATAGAACTAACATATTGGTCATTACATATGGACAATATTTTTTCTTTAGAAACTGCGATGGATATAGGGTTCATCATTAAATTATTTATAGGGTCTATTAGTATGTTAAATAAAAATCAATGTCTATCAATAATTCAAAAACTTTCTGCATGCACCCGTTTACTGGTCTTGCAACTAGAGAAGATGGTGCGATCAAAATCTGCTGTCGAAGCCTTCCTATAGGTTGGATACAAGAAAACAGTTTAGAACAAGTTTGGAATAATGACAAAATGCAGCAGGTTCGTAAACAAGTTTTATGTGGTGAGAGACCAGAGGTTTGCAAACCGTGTTTCGACTTAGAAGATCAAGGAGTTGAAAGCCTTCGTCAGCGACATATTAATGGCGTTATTCCCGAAGCAAGGATTAATCTGTATCCAAATGCGCTGGATCAACTTCGAGAAGATTATACCATGCCTTTTGAATTTCCTACTATGGAAATTAAGATCAATAATCTTTGTAATCTTAAATGCAGAATGTGCAATCCTTTAGACAGCACCAGTTGGCAGGATTGGGATCAAGTGAAACCATTCTATGAAAAAGAAAATAATTACCTAGTTCCTACTATATCAAAATTAGTTAGAAAGCCCGGCCAATACATAGGCCCGTTTGAAGATACAAATCACTGGTGGGAAAATTTTGAACAACTACTTCCTCATTTCCGTAGAGTAGAATTTGCCGGCGGGGAACCTTTGATGGATCCTTATCATTATCGTATTTTAGATATGTTAAAACCTTACGGAAAAAACATAGAAATAAAATATGCTACTAATGGCACTGTATTAGGAATCAAAGGAGGTAGAACCATTCACGACTACTGGCCTTACTTTAAATCTGTAGCGGTCAATGTCAGCATAGACGGTATACATGATGTTTATAATTACATTCGCACTAACAGCAATTTTGATGATGTAGAAAAGAACATAAAAGAAATACAAAGTATTCCCAATGTAAGCAGAGTAGTTGGTGCGTTTACTGCTCAGGCTGCTAATATTTTACAGATCTCCGAGTGCATTGATTATTTTTTAAATCACATGGACATTGTTTTTTACAGTCACAGAGTTAGTTACCCCAATTGTTTATCAGCACAGGTTCTACCCCAAGAGTTAAAACAGTTGGCTATAGAAAGATTACGGAATGTTGAAAGTAAATTATGGACGTTTGATAAAATCAATCAAAGTAGCCTACTTGAAAAAGTCACTCGACAGCAGATCAAAGACAATATAAATTATCTACAAGCCAAAGATCAACATCATTTATGGAATGATTTTTTAGAATTCAATAGAAAATTAGATGAAACTAGAAATCAGAAACTATTAGATGTGATTCCAGAATTTAAAGAATACGTTAACGATTAAAAATGTTTAAAGTTACTAGTGTATGGCCTCATCAAGATCAATTAAAAGTTGAATGGAACCTGGGTAAACGATGTAATTACGATTGCAGTTATTGTCCTGCCAGTGTGCATGATAACTTTAGTCCGCACACCGACATTAACATTTTAGAAAAAACTGTAGATCGTTTATGTGAACTAGATAAACCTTTGCGTATTAGCCTAACCGGCGGTGAGCCCTGCGTACACCCGGACATAGAAAGTTTATTAGAATACTTTAAAAGAAAAAATATCTACTGGGTCAATATAACAACCAACGGCACAAGAGGATATCAATGGTATTTACAGCACGAAATGTTTTTTAACCATTTAGTTTTTAGTCTACATTTTGAACAAGATTGGACACGTATAGTCGATACTATATTAAAATATTACGATAGCACACAGCAAGATTTCTTTGTAAATGTAATGGCACATAACAATAAGATGGATCATGTCAGAAATGTTGTTAAAGCATTTAGCGACATAGGAATCAAATATGCTGTTCGTAGAATCCGTTGGACGGAAGGGGATCATAATGTATTTGACGACCTTCGATATGATGGAAAAGATCTACAATGGATCTTGGAACAGGACGCTACAGCGAAACCTAATTGCAGAATAGACAATGAAACGATTATTCATGCTAATGATGTAATAAAAAAACATATGAATCAATTTAAAGGCTGGACATGTAATGCTGGTCTCGAAAGCCTCATGATCAATTGGGATGGAGAAGTGCATCGTGCAACTTGTAGAGTTGGTGGTAGCCTAGGCAACATATACCAAGGTACATTTACTGAGCAATTACAACCTATAAGTTGTACTAGAGATTGGTGTACCTGTGCAGCAGATATTCCTTTAACAAAGATTAAAAATGATTAAAGTGGATGCTGTTAGACTTGTAAAACCAGAGCCCATGATGATTACTTGGGATGTTGGTCGCAGATGTAATTACGACTGTAGTTACTGTGAAATATCTCGACATGATAATATCAGTAAGTTTCACAGCATTGACGAGTATTTAAAAACATTTGGATTTATAAAGCAGTGGACCAACACTTATAATAGTAACAGAAAAGAAAAAGTATCTACAAATATAAATTTCACAGGCGGTGAACCTACACTTAACCCCGCTCTTTGGGAATTGGCTGACGCAATTAAAACAGACTCCGACGACTTTAATCTAAGTTTGACCACTAACGGTGCGTGGAATAGAAAATATACAGACAGACTGTTAAAAAGATTCAATGGAGTTACGGTCAGTTATCACACAGAAGGTCACACTAATTTAAAAAAACAGGTAATAGAAAACATATTAGAATTATCAAAGACTGATATGCGTTTACAGGTAAATCTAATGATGCATGTAGATCATTGGAATGAATGTTTAGAAGTTTTTGATGTGTTAAAATCTAATAACGTACTGGTAAAACCTAGACCAATCGGCGACGGTAACATAGAACGCACAGGATGGTTTATAGATTCAGACGGATCAAATAGAAGAACCAGTCATCAATATACTGCTGATCAACAACTATGGTTTTCAACTATAGCAGGTCACAACATTTCTGTATGCGAAAACAAAACAGAAGGCACGGGTCTAGGAAGAGGGTGCTGCGGCGGTCGTTGTATGGAAGGTAAGATAAACAATCAATGGCAGGAAATTAAAATTATCGATACTAATTTTAAAAACTGGAACTGTATGGTCGATTGGTTTTTCCTGCACATAGATCAACATACAGGTTTAGTCTATCATCATCAAACCTGCCAGGCTCTTCACGAAAATAAAAGAGGAGCCTTAGGTAATCTTATAGATTCAGATATTTTAATAAAAGATCTAGAACAAAGAATGCTCAATAAAACAGCGATTGTCTGTCCTAATAATAGATGTGGTTGCGGAATGTGTATTCCAAAGTCTAAAGACGGTGTTGTTTTTAAAGAACTCTGGGACAGCGTAGTTAACTAACCTTGTGCTTTGCTAAGGTCACTTCTCCGTTACATAAACACTGTAATTGTTTACATATAACTGGTTTAATTTCCGGTGAAAAATTCTGCACAAAGTCTTGATCAAAAATATTAAAATAATAATCTAGTCCGTACAACTTCTGATTACAGTTTACAGTAATATCACCATTAAATAAAACCTTTATATCATTTACGCCAACGGTGCATTCCCAACCAGAGAAATAATTTAATTTGTTTAATCTTATCCAAGAATCCGAAGGCAATTCAAAAACTTCACCGTCTTCGAATGTTACCCAATATCTGTTGATAGTTCCTCTAAAAAATTCTTCTACTTCCTTAAAGTCAGGAACTCTTTTCTTTGCTGATTGCAAATAGTCCTTCTGCTCGGATGGATAACTGGTAACTCCGTCGATATGTATAGCCTTAAGAATAATAGGCCAATTATATTTGCTTTCTGACTGAAACTTTTCAACGATGCTTCGACATTTGTCAAAGTTCTTTGGATCCATGAGTACGTTAGCAACTACCATATGCTTATGAGAAAACAAATAATCGGCTACTTCTATAATATGATTAGGATCACAGAATTCATTATGAACCGATATCTCAATATGATCAAACAGTTTAGCATACTTTTCCCACCAATGTACTTTTCTAAATCCATTAGTAGCCATATGAACAATAATTCTATCCTGATACTTGTTTTTAAAATGGGTTAAAAACTCAGGCAAATGTTTCCATAAGGTAGTTTCGCCACCTAACAAATACAACTGTATAACATCTTTGTTATTTTTTAGGTAATAATCGAATAGGTGAGTAAAATTATTTTTTAATAATTCTACGTTCTCTCCCGCGGGCCAGGGAATATCACCTTCGTGAGAACCAGGAAAACAATAATTACAACTGTAATTACAGGTATTTCCTATTGCCCATTCTACTCTGATCTTTTTAGGATCATGATTGTTTTCAATTTTAATAATCTTTTTCATTCTACCAGTGTACTTAGTTCTGGGAAATACTCTTTGAAATTAGTCTTTCTAAGTGTATCCAATTTTTCTATATATTCTTTAAACGCTGGCAATAAATGCGTATGATCCTCTGCGTCCATGAAGTCTAATACTGCCTGCCAACGTTTCCACCCATAAGGATTTTGTTTCCAGAAGTCTTCGTCTTGGCGATAGTTTTCATGCAACCAATTAGCCAACTCCTCAAACTTACGTCTTACTTCTGCTTTGTCTTCTAGAGGTAAACAACGTATACTCAAGAATGTAGGAATGTACAATAAGTGCATATTAACAATGCCTCCACCTGCTTGTATTCCCCCAGTGACATTTTCAAAGTTTATTTTTTAGAATCTGTATAGCAGTAGCGATACTGACTTCTATGTTGCTAGGAGTGTTATCTAATATATGAAGATTTTTTTCTATCTTCGCCCAATCGCTAGGATATCTTATGTAGTAATTTCTTTCTCCCACTGCGTCAATACTAAAACCTACTTTAACTTTTTTAAATTTTTTCCATAGATCTATAATTGAATCATCTACTAATAAACCGTTAGTGTTATATCTAATTAATATTTTGTCAGCATATCCTTGGCGTATAATTTCTTCTAAGAATGTTTTATGTTCTTTGATCAGTAAAGGTTCACCGCCTGCAAAATAAACCTGTTTGAGATTAGGAATCTGTGCATACATTTCTTTCCAGAATTCTGGATTTTCATGCCAATAATTGTCAAAAGTTTTTTGATCCCATTGCATCTGGTCTTTGATTGCATCATGCTTGAACAAAGGAAATATCTTTTTATGATCTTGAACCCATAGACTACTGTCATGCGGACTACACATTACACATTTCAAGTTACAGGTGTGGCCAAGTCTCAAATCCAAATAGACCAATTTATCAGGTACT